AAGTGCTAAAAAATTCAAAGAAACTTCAAGTCCAAATAAAAAAGTAATTAAAGACATTAAGAGAAAGCAGGCAAGAGGTCAAAATGTTCACTTGATTACTGCTCGTTCAAAATTTGACAATCCAAGTGAATTCCAGGGACATCTTAAGAAACACGGAATCAATGTTGATAAATCTAATATTCATTATACTGGTGGTATGAAGGGTGGTGATATTGGAGAGAAAAAAGTTAAAGTTGCCAAGGCAGTAGCAAAGCAAAGTGGTGGCAAAAAGATTCATATGTATGATGATGCTGCCAAAGTTCATAAGGCATTTGAAAAGGAAAAGAAAGAAAAACCAACATCAAAGAAAATAAAAACTCATATGGTTGCACCAGATAAGAGTGGCGAGTCAAGAGTTCGTTCTTATCAAGCAACCAAGACCGAAGAGATGAGCGCATATGAATACTGGAAACAATTTATTGATTGATTATGAAAACATTTAAACAATTTTGTAAAGAGGCATACGAAATTCAAGAATTTTGGAATCCATTTGCCTCAAATTCAAAACCAAAACCAAAACCAAATACAAAAGTTCTTGCATATAGAAATTATCAGTCTGGCGAATTAGATAAGTCTACTGGAAAATTTACTCAAAGAGCACATAGTCCAGAAGAACAAAGACGCTATGGATGGAAACCAGTAAAAGCATCTGTGTATGCTCCTGGAGATAGGTTTACTCCAAATAAAACTACGGCAACTGGAGACCCACATAATTGGACTACCAGAAATGCTGCTGTTCCTTTTAAATACAGAGAAGGGCAGGCACCAAAAAATCAAAGTGGAGCACCATCAATTCCATATGGTTCAAGACTTAATTTGACTGCGAAACCAATGGGAAAAGACACTAAATCAACAACAGCAAAAATTAATGATGTTGGTGATTTTGGTAGAACAGGAAGTGTCAATAAGGATGTTTCTTTTGACGTTTCTCCTCAAATTACAAAAGATATTGCAGGACCAAATACTACCCCAGAAAAATGGGGTAAGAGAATGGTATATACAAGAGTTTCTCCTGCACCAAAACCAAAATAAATGAAATTTAATTTTGGTTTTGGAAAAAAGAAAAAAGGTATTATAGAATGGGCAAAGATTTCTATAATCCTTGAAGGTATTATTGAGTTTTTATCAAATAAATTTGGTATTGATAAGAAAAAACTTTGGGATATTGTTGATGAGATTCAACGAGAATTTTTGAAAAGGGGTTGGATTGATGATACTGTGAATGATTATGTCATCAATACACCAGAATTATTGGACCAAAGAGTTGAACGTGATGTAGATAAAGCAATAGAAGAATATAAAAAACTGGAAGAACCAAAACCAGTAAATATGAAGAATGAAGTGATATTGAAAGAAATCGAAAAAGATAAGTATACTGAAACTCAAAAGAAGATTGTAAAAGATGCTGTATATTATGAAAAACCACCAGATGGCAGTAAGGCACAGGATCTTTTAGGTGGAGAGATTGGTATAAGAGGGATTTGGGAAATTGATAAAGATAAATAATATTAAGAAAAGTACTTTTCAATACTCAAAGAAAGATGAAAAAAGAGAATTTGGATGCTTTGAAGGTTTTATACGAGAGTGTCTATGATGAAGAATATTTAAATGAAGCACCAGGTGGTCCCGCAAGGTTTTGGGATAGCAATATGGGCAGGTTCGTAGCAAATGTGGGAAGAACTGCTGGTGATGTTAGAGATGTTTTGTATGGAGACCCAAGTGGTCGAGCAGCAGCAATTGCTAGACAAAGATTAGCACAAAGAGCAACTGGGAAACCAGTCACAGAATATCCAGACCAAAGGGCAGCAAGAATATCAAGAGCACAAGATGCTGCAATTGCTGCTGCAGAAAGGGCAGAAAAAGCAAAAGCAAAAGAAAGAGCAGCAACAACTCCTGCTACAACTCCAGCAAGACCAACAGTAACTACACCTGCGGCAACTTCTCCAGCAGCAAGACCAGCAACACCAGGAGCAGGAGCAAAGGTTGCACCAACTGCTGCAGCAAGACCAACAAGTTCACCTGCAACTGCAACGACTGCACAAAAGATTAAAGGTGGATTGGATGTTTATAAGTCTCAAGTTAAGTCTGGAGATATAAAAGGTGCAGAAGCAACTGGAAAATCAACTTGGGCATTGAGAAATCCAACACTTGCTGCAGCTCAAGCAGAAAGAGATAGAACAAGAGGAACAAGTGCAACTACTAATCCTCAAATGGCAGGTCTTAAGGATAGACTTCCCGCACCAAAGTCACTATCTCCAACTACAGCATCAACAGCATTTGCAAAACCAACTCCAGCATTAGGATCATCATCTGCTCCAGTTCAATCTGCTGGTTCTGCGGCATCTGCTAAACCAACAACTAACCAAACTGCAACTACATTTTCAAGTCCTTCTTTAGTAAAACCTAAAAAACCAATGACTCAAACACAATCATTCGAATGGCCATCAGCAAAAACAATTAGAGATATTGCAGATGCTTATGCATCAATCTATGAAGCAAAGAAAAAAGACCAGGACCAAGATGGTGACAATGACTTTGCTGATGTGCAGATTGCAAGAATGATGGCATCTGGAATGTCAAAAGCAGAAGCAATCGCAGCAGTTAGAAATAAAGAATATAATGAAGAGTATGTAACTGAAGACCCAGTACAAGACTTCAGAGATATGAGAAGAACAAAAGAAAATGCCTCTGGGGTAAGAGGTCCAGAATTAAGTCATTCTGCTGTAGCAGCAAATTCACCTTCCACAAAACGGCAACCAAGAAGTAGAGAATTTTCTCATGGGGGTGGTCCAACAAGTTCTGCACAACCAAGAAGTAGAGAATTTTCCCATGGTGGACCTACTAAACCAACAGGACCTTCATCACCTGGGTATGATACAAGAAGATTGGGTGGTTCTGATTTGAGAAGACTTTCAAACTCTTATGAATTTGAAGGAAGTATAATTGATAAGTATATTGGCGAGGCAGCAAAGAGAACTCCAAAGAAAGTTAGAGGTGCTAAGAACGCAGTAGAATATATGAAGGGTCGTTCTGATGCTGGAAAGAGAATTTCTGGAGATGAGGATACTGGACCAAGACATTACACTCTAGGTCGTGCTAGAGGTGCTGCAGTAGATGCTCCTACCCCTCCTGGTGCAAAACCAAAGAATACCCCAAAACTAGCAGGTTGGGAAAAAGATGATATTCAATATCGTAAAGCAAATTTAAGAGCAGGAAGAACACATAAAGTGGGTGGAGAAAAAGGACTTCCTGAAGAGTACACCGTTTATGAGATTGTAGCATCATACCTTCTAGAGAACAATTTTGCAGAAACACTCAACGATGCAAATGTAATTATTGAAAATATGAGTGAAACTTGGGTTGCTCAAATTTTAGAGTCTTTTGAGTGATAAGTTTCACATAATTTCACGCCCTCTTGACGAGGGTGTTTTTTTATGACTATAATGACTCTGTGGAGTTTCAAGATAATCTTATACTCTAAATACTCCAAATACATAAAGTGCTTTATGGAGTATGAGAATCCGTGGATTTATAATGGACAAATATTTAACTCTGAAGATATAAAAGAATACTATGGATTCGTTTATCTTATAGAGTGTTTAGAAAATAATAGAAAATATTTGGGAAGAAAATACTTTTGGTCTTTTAGAAAACCTAAAGGTAAGAGTAGAAAAGTAAAACAAGAATCTGATTGGAAAAAATATTATGGTTCTTGTCCAGAGTTAAAAGAAGATATAAAAAAGTTAGGTAAAGATAAATTTAAAAGAACAATATTATCTTTACATAAGACTTTAGGAAAAACAAACTATGAAGAAACCAGACAATTATTTTTTCATAATGTTTTGACTGAATCTCTTGACGATGGTATGCCCAAGTACTATAATTCAAATATATTGTCAAGATACTTTAGAAAGGATTATTTTAATGAAAAATCAAATTAATGATATCATTGATTATCATTTAAATCGTGTACAATATTTGTATAATATTGGAGACAAAAAAGAAGCTCAAAATTTATACAATGAAATTCGTGAGTGGATTTTACAAAAAAATAGCATTGAAATAGTTTCTCTAGAGTATTTAAATGAAATTTTAACCGATTTTTGACAAATCCTAAATATTAACTTATTATGTAAAAATCCCTATTATGAGTAGGGTAATTATTATGAGTCTTTGAAGTGACAATTAGAGCCGTGGAAAGTGCCCTTTGAGAAAAGGGTGTACCCCCTTTCTATACGGATGTAGAGTTCAATCGGAGTTAATGCAAAATTTCTTTACAGTAGCCCTGCCTCTTTTAGCAGCGGTTACAACCAATACGGCAACACTGCCTTTCTCTAGTTATAAACTGCAAGGTCCTCCTCCCCCAGTGGAAGAAAAACCTTACTCAATTATTAAAGAGTTTGAACCAGAGACGACAGCAATCCGAGAGGTTGCACCACCAAAGCCAAAAGAAAAAAGGCTAATTTGTAAAGGGTGTAATGAACATGAGAATGTAGCTTTGGATTATTTCCAAAGTATTGGAATTAAAGACAGAAACGCCCTTGCTACTATCATGGGTAACATTCGTCAGGAATCAACTTTTGTTCCTAACATTTGT